CAGAGACATACTTTTCAGCTAGTAAGTTTGTCAATCCGTTTGATCCTACAGCCGCTATAAGCATGGCTGATAAAGGAATGGCTCTAGCTGCTCAGTTGGCCCCTAAAGCTCCTGTATGGCAAGAGATTAAAACAAATAATGCAGACGGCTCTAGTACTATAACCTATCAAGATATGAATAAGTATACTGGGGAGTCTTTTGAATCTGTATCAAATAAACCTGTCGTAAATGCTACCGCAACAATAGATGGTAAAGTGGTACAAGGAACTAGGCAAGGAACTATCTTTACTCCTTTTGCTCAGGATACTGGTAAAGCTATAGATCCTCCTAAAATACAGTCTAGAAAAGCTCTTGTAGATGGTAAGGAAGTATATCAAGATTTTATAAATGGTGCATGGACTACTACAGGAGATGTTAAACCTACAGATTCTTCTACGCCTAATGCTACAGGGGCTGGCATGTATGACATTAAAGATTTAGGAGAGAGGCAAGGATTTAAGAGGGACGGTATTTCATATTACATAGATAAAAAAGGTGAAGAGCAGTTACAGCCAGCAGGTTCCAGATTTATAACTGATGTGATTAAAACAGAAGAAATTAAATCACCAGAAACTAAATGGACAGACCTTACAGTGGAGTCTAAAAACGATACTCAAAACAATCCTATATTTAAACAATCTTTTGAGATGTATGTCTCTACGAACAAAGCAGAAGCAGCTTTAGCTACAGGTAAACCTGCTTCAGTACAGGCAGCAATACAACAGCTTGCAAGCTCTTTTGATGATAAAGGTAGAGCTTATGCTTCTAATCTCGCTATCCAGAATGCAGGTAGTATTGGAGCAAACCTAGCAGATTGGGCTAGTAACAAATTTGAAGGAAAACCAGCCACTGCTAAACTAGAAGAATATAAAGCTTTAGTAGGTATTTTAAAAGATTTATCTACAGAAAATATGATAAGTACAATAAAAAGTCAGTCAAGTTTCTTTGCTGATACACTACCTAAAGGATATACTTCTAAAGGGCTTACTTCTAAGTTGCTTAGTTTATTACCTGCTGGTGTAAAATCTAAAGTGTTGTCTGATGGAGGTGTTGTTTATAAAGATTCTAATAATGAGTGGATACCAGTTCTATAAAGGAAGTAATTAAGTATGGCACAATTATCTGTAAACGACCAAGCTGAATTAGACAAATTAAATGGTGTAACTAACACTCCTGTTAATAAGGCAGGGTCTAGGCTGTCTGTTAACGATCAAAAAGAACTAGATTTATTGAACGAAACAACTCCTGTTGTAGAAACTACAGAAGAGATAGGTTTTTTTGGAGGAAGTAAGGAAGCTTTAAAAGCTAACTTAACAAGTGTAATAAGAGGAATTACCCCTGATTTTGTAGAAGAGGCTTTAACAAATGTAGACATTTCTCAAGAAGAAGAACTACTTCAGTCTTTAGCAATGGATGGAGAGACTTCTGTCCTGCCTGATCTTTTTGATTTAAAAGAAGAGCGTAGGCAAAGGGCTGCTGAAGAGTTCTTAGGACTAAAGCCTTCTAATAAACAATTCTCAAAAGGGGGTAATATAGGGTATGGTCTTACTGATGTTTTGTTAGATCCAGAAACTTGGGCAGCAGGGCCAGCAGGGATGTCTACCAAAGCAGCATTGTCTACAGCAGGACGGGCTTCTGTTATGAATACCATACAAAAAGGAACTAGACAAGCCCCTGCTAATAGGCTGACTCCCCCTAATATTCCTAAACCTGCTACAGCCCCTTATAGTAGAGCAGGTAGCTTGGCTGTACTAGGAACTGAAGCTACGCTTGGATCTTTAGGTGGTGTGGTAGGTGGAGAAGTGGCTGGTGACGTAGCTAGGTCTTATGAGTTAGGCCCTACAGCAACAACGGCAACAGTTCTTACTGGTGGTATTCTAGGAGGTGGAAGTGCTTCGGCTGGAACAGGTACTGTTATAAGGTCAGTTAAAGTTGGGGCTAAGACGCTAGGAACAGCCTATCGTACTACCCCAGAAGCAGGTGAGACTTACATAGCCACTTCACAAGTTAAAAACTTACTAGATACGGCTCTAGAAAACGACCCTCAGATGTTAGGTAATGTAGCTGAGTTTATGGAGTCCGTTAAGGGAATACCTGAACTATCAGAGTTCATAGACCCTTGGGTTGCTATGGTGGATAATCCTATAATGAAGTCAGAGTTTGTCAACGTACTGCGTAAGCCTGAGTTTAGGGCTTACTTTGAGCCTAGACTGAAAAAAACTAAACAGATTTTAAAGGAATATAAGGTAAGCACTTATGGAGATCCTTCTGTAACTAAACAAGGCGTATACAAGTTTGCAGAAAAAAGGGCTGAAATAGGAAAAAGAAAACTATCTGAAATAGAAGCTAAGATAGATAAAATGTCTGGGTTTTTAAGCCAAAATAGAAACGTATCTGACTTCAAGATAGGTGAAATGATCTTGTCTGGAGTAGAGAAAAAGAAAAAACAAATTAAAGCCATTCTTTCTCCTAGATACCTTCAACTTAAAGCAGATGCTGCGGCAGAGAATATTGTTTTTAATCCTTCTAACACTGGTGCTTTATACACATTTGCTAAAGAACAGATAAATGAAGATGTCTTTAAAAGATTCCCTAGAGTATTTAATGATGTCATAGGAAAATGGAAATCTAAACCTGTATTAGACCCTAAAGGTAATCCTGTTTTAAATGCAGAAGGTAATGTAGTAAGAGAATACCCAGAAGTAGATTATAGTCAAATAGATTCTCTTAAAAGAGCAATAAATAAATCCATAGGACAGACTAAAGACTCTAGGGATTTAATGGAATTGTTTAATTTAAAAAAGGCTTTTGACGTTCAATTAGATACTTTAAATCCTAAGTTTGTAGATGATTATCGTTCTACAGATTACGATTATTACACAATGCTTGGTATGCCTTTTAATAAAGCTACTATGACAAAGATAAGTAGTGCTCGTTTTTCTAGAGATTCAGTTCCTACTTTAACAACAGAACAAGGAGCTAAGGAGTTTTTAGGTGCTATGGGTAGTGATGGGGTTCCTGTTCTTAAACAAGCTATTTTAGCTAAAATGTCTGATAAAGCAGTTAATAAAGACGGTTCTTTTAATATGGAAGCGTTACAAAAACAAATTTCAGACCGTAATTTAGCACCTGTAATTGAACTTGCTGGTTTAACAGGGGCTTTAAAAGATAAGAGTGATGCTTTCGATTTAATAAACGCTTCTCTAGTAAACCACAAAAGGAATTATAGAAGCAGTGCTGAAGAGTATACAGAAAGTTTCTTCGGGGCTGCTTATGAGACAAGCTTAGAAACAGTAGTTGGTAATATTTTAGAAGGGAACCGTGTTGGTTCTAAAATGCTAGATGAAATTGATGGGTTTGGAACTGAAGCTAAAGAAATAGCAACAACAGCATTACAGTCTCATATGGTAGACAGGGCATTAGATAGCGGCTTACCAGTGAATGAATTTATACAGAATAATGTACAAGCTTTTGACCGTGTTTTTGGAAAAGACTATGCAGAAAAAATAAGCAGCATAGGTACAATAATGGATAAAATAGGAGAGGTTAATGTACATGATCTGATGATTGGTAATCAGTCAGCAGCTAAAGGCCCTATAGAAAAAGCATTGAACATAAAAGGATCAAGTCTAGTGTCTGTAGCGCGTGACCGTATTAGTTCCTTGAGCCATAAGGTTATAATAATAGGCAGTAGGTTAAACGCAGGACGCGTAGATAAAAAAAGTAAGCAGACAATGGCTGATTTTATGAAGAACAAGGAAGTAATTGAAGCATTTGATAAAATGGCACAATTAACGAAACAAGGGGTTCCGTGGCGCAAAGCTTTAGAACAGACTTCTGGTGTGTTTTTTCGTAGTGTTGTTATGGGATCTAATGTAGGTGGTCGAGTGGCTACTGAAACACAACAGGAACGAAACCGATGATAGAAGAAATACTGGCTCAATACGAGCGAGGGAAGCAAGAGTTATCTGAGATGTGGTCTTCCATAGATGGTGTTATGCTTGCAGCTAAAGCGTCTGACGCGCTGAAGAACGCAGCAGGTACTCCAGAGAACGCTACTCAGGTAGATGCTATAGAAAGGGCTAGAGAACTTAACGAGCCTGTTCAGTTAGAGGCTGGTCTGTTTGAAGACACTTCAGAAGACACTACAGTTAAGGATCTGACAGAGGAAGAAGCAGTGGAGCCACCTAGTAACATACAGTCTGTTACTGATTACATGAAATCTAAAGGATGGAAGCAGTCTGTAATTAACGGTATGTTAGGCAACATAGAAGTTGAGTCAGCAGGGTCGTTTGACTTTAACCAACATCAAATTGGTGGAGGTAGAGGTCACGGACTATTTCAGTTAGACTATATGAGAGAACCCTACAAAGAATATCTTGGCATTAATGGTCTTAGTGATTCAATGGAGTCTCAAATAGACTTTGTAGATGAAATTATAAAAAGTGATACCTACCATGACATAGGGGCTGGCAATAGGGAAAAACTAAATACTGATGCGTTTAACGGAACTTCAGGAGAATACGCTGATTTGTTTGCGCGTAGATTAGAGCGTCCTGATCCTACAAAGAATCCAAAATATAAAGAACGAATTGATTTTGCCAATAGCCTAGACTAAATTTTAGGCAAATAAAAAGGCCCCTTAGATTTCTCTTTGGGGCCTTTTTTGTTTACTTTTTTCTGTTACCTACATTATCTTCTAACTCTATGAGAAGGTCTACGTAGTGCTTGATCTTTTCTAAGTCCTGTATGCCACCCTTATTACGCCACCTAGAAATGTATTTAACTACACTACCCTCGATAAAAGATAAGTCATTAGCGTGTATGTATTCAATAGGCTGTATACCACCCATCTGATAGTGGGCCCCTCCTATCTGGTTATTTAGTGCTGAATCAGGTTCCATCTTCAAAGTCTCCCCTATCTATGGCTATCATTAATTTATCGTCAAACCGTTCCAGTAATTCTTCAGTAGAGATACATAATATTTCAACTAACAGGTCTATATCGTAGTCTCTTTTTATGTCTTCTATTAGCTCTACTACTGGTTTATCCATTGACGGTCTTACTCCACTTATTAAGGGCTTTCATATCATCTTGTGAGAACCATTTAATGTCGTGCTTATCACACCATCCTGCGTTAGTGAGTTTAGATCCTTTCCGTAGTTTCTGGTGAGGCTTAGACCAGACAAAGACAAGTACCTTATTTTCTTTTAGCATTTGGTCGTGGATAGCTTTGTACTTCTGAGTGTCTCCAGACCTAAAGAATCCTTTAACTTCAATAAAGATATTACCCTTAATGAAGTCTGGATTGTAGGTCTTGTGAATGATGTAATTCATCTTCTCAGACTCATAACCCCACTCAGTCAGACCTACAGCAACCCTAGCCTCTAGTTTACTTCTGTACTTTGGCAGTTGCTTTTTTGACATCTGGAATATCCTTTAGTAATGCCTGTACCATTTGACCTGTACCGTCAATGAAGGGACTACTGTGCAGATCCCAACCTTCAGACAATAGGGTGTTGATTTGCTCTTCAAAACGCTCTGAGCGTGGGGTCTTAACTACCTTATAGGTTAAACTCATATTACTTAGTCTCAGTTATTTCAATTACTCTGGGCAAACTCCAAACCTCAGTCAAGAACTTAGGGCCTGTACTATACAAGAAAGTCCTTAATTCAGGGTAACAAGTGTGCTTATAAGGGCAGTAAGAGCATTGTGTAGATAGCTTCATATTCCCGCTTTTACCGTCTGGTACGGGATAACTACACGGCTCAGGCATTTCATCTTTAGATACAATATCTTTTAAGTGAGTGATCCTGTCCTCAATGCTTTCACCTTCTGTCAAGTCTATCATTGCTAAAGCTAAATGTCCATTGCCTTTATCCATAGCCAACCAGCCACCCTCTTTAACTCCAAGCCCTGCACCATAGCCTTTTAACTGATCTACATAACCAAACGGATCATCAAATTCTACAGTGTTATCCTTGAACTTTTTAAAGGCGTAACTGGAGGCAGATTTAACGTCTATAAGTTTACCATCAATAGTACAGTCCATAGAGCCCTTGACTCCATTAACCTCTACCTTATCTTGCTCATTAGCGACTGTATGACCACCTAGACGTACTAACAATAAGACTAACTCTTCTATGACATGACCGTACAGGAACTTAATCAACGTAGAGGGCTCTAATTCCTCTTTAGGGTAGTCTTTGGAGTTAAGCCATACCTGTCTATCAGGTTTGCCTACGGACGACATACGCAAGCGTGTGGAGTCTCCCCTCTCTTCAAACAATGACTTAAATACAGCCTCCTTTACGTTAGCACCAAACAGATCAAATACTGCATCAACATCTACGTCTGGATCTGCTTCGCTATTCTTGACTACTGCATAAATATCTTCTACTAATGTGTCTAATGTTTTCATTTGCATTTCTCTAAATATTTAAGTGCTAATTTAACTGCGGATACGCTATCACCAAGTAAACCTAGTCCTTTATTACATCTACTACAGAGTAAGCCCCTTACCCTGCTAGTTACATGGTCATGGTCTATACATAAGGTCTTACCATCGTCTACGTGACATATAGCACATAACTCATTCTGGTCAGATAGCATCTTCTTATAATCATCTTTCGTTAGGTTGTGTTTAAGTAAAATCTTATTCAGATACTTCTCTCTATAACATGCTTTACACTGAGCTTTTAAACCAGAGTCGTTTTTGCGCTTGTCAGAGTAGAAGCCCCTCAAGGGCTTTACTAGACCACACCCACTACACTTCTTAGTGACACTCATACCAATTATTCCCTATCTTAGATTCCCCGTCCAACGGGCAGTTCATATTTAAAGCTACACCAGCATTAATGATAGCTTCTACAGCCAATACTCCAAAGCGTTCTGAATGTGCCTCCAGCACTTGAGTCTGATACTCATCGTGAATGTTACCTACAAAAGTAAAGTCTAGCTTTTCTTCCTTTGCATTGTTGTATAATAACACAAGTGCTTTTTTCATAACAATCGCCCCTGCTGACTGTAAGAGAAAATTAGGGGCTGAGTGTTCAGACCTAACCCATATTTTACGTCCGTCTAAGCCCTTCAAATATCCCCTGTTAGAAGCTTTCTTAATCTTAGTAATCAGTTCAGCTAGTGAAGGAATGTTATTGAATAGAGTGGCTTTTAGTTTCTTACCTTCTGCGGCAGATCCATTGATTATAGTCCCCATCTTAACATCACCAGCCCCATAGCACAGAGCATATATCATCGTCTTGGCCTGATCCCTAGAAGGTAGTCCAGCCATTTCCTGATTGTAGGAATGTATATCACCGTCTATAATCTGATTGATGTACTCTGCATCATTCATATAGTGGGCAAGCATTCTCAATTCTAAACCAGAAGCATCACAACCAACTAGCTTATACCCTTTGGGCACTATCCAGCACTCACGGCACTCTCTACCATACGGGCTGTATGATGCAGGGACTTGGGCAACATTAGGGCTGCTGTGAGTCATACGGTTTGTCTGAGCCCCTATAGCATTGACATAGCCGTGTACTCTACCATCGTCTGCTACAGACTCTACCCAACTCAGTACCATTCCTAC